CCGGGTGGCGGCGTCCAAGGTACAGAAGGGGATGAATACGGTCAACACGCTGGTGCGCCTGGAGGCAGCCGACGGGAAACAGGTGGACGCCTTCGCCCCCGGCGAGCATCACGCCCTGACTGTGGGAACGCTGCTGACTGGCGTGCGTCTGTCCGTCCGCCGGCAGGACACCGTTGTGTTCTATGTGCTGGAGGACTACCGGATCGCAACAGCCCCCCAGGCGGCGTAGGAATCTGTGATAAATATTTGAGAAAATTTTGGAAGGGAGACGCACTGTGAAAAAAATAGAGCAATTCTACATTACGGAGCTGACACTCGCCGGATTTAAGAACTACCTGGAGCCGGCCACCTTTGTTTTCGGCAATCCGACGGTCATCACCGGTGGAAATGGCCAGGGCAAATCCACCCTTGCCGACGCGGTCGCCTTCGCGGTCACCGGCCTTCCCTTTTTCGGGGAGCGCGGCATCGACCGGCTTTACAATGACGCCATGAAACAGCAGATGGAACTGTCGGTCCGGCTGCGGTTTGTGGACCAGGACGGCGCGGCGCATGAGCTGTACCGTCTCCGGAAAAACAGCCGCATGGTCATCACCTATGACGGCTATGACATCCGACAGACCGACCTTACGGACATGTTCGGGGAACGCGATGTGTTCCTCTCTATTTTTAACCCGCTCTATTTTATCGAGGTATTGGAGGACGATGGGAAAAACCTTCTGGAGCGGTATCTGCCGGTGATCCCCCATGAGACGGTTCTCTCACAGCTCTCCGAACACGTACAGGAGAGTCTGAAGGACGAGGAGATCCTGTCCCCGGAGGTCTATCTCAAGAGCAAGCGGGAACAGATCCGTGAGCTGGAGGAACAGATCATCTATCTCACCGGGCAGAAGGATCTCACCTGCCTTCAGGGTCGGGAGTCCAGCAAGGTGTCGGCTTCCCTGAATGAACAGCTCCAGTCTCTCCAGGAGGAGGCCGGTCATTTAGAGCAGAAACGCTTTTCCGGTCTGGAACCGAAGGAGATGGAACGACAGCTTGTGGAGCTGAGCCGACAATACGACGAAACATCCCGCGACCTTCGGAGCGCGGAGCGTTTTTCCGAGATCGACGGGCAGATTTCAGAGTTGACCCAAAAAGTTGCCGCCCGGCAAGCGGAGTCCTACCAGTCAAAATTTTTGCAGCCTTTGGCTGATATCTCGGCCCGTGTCAGTGAGTTGGGACGGCGATATAAGCAGGAGCTGCACAACTTCCAGTCCTTTGCACCCGGCGTATGCTGCCCTACCTGCCATCGCCCCATCACGGAGGCGGCGCTGGAAGAGGTCCGCGCTGAGACAGAGAAATTTGTCCAGGCGCTCATTGCACAGGGCAAAGAGCAGCAGGCTCAATTCGCAGAGCTGAAAGCGCTGGACCAGCAGGCAGCGGAAACCTTTGTGCAGTTCAAGCAGGATGATCTGAGGGCCTGGTCGGAGGAACTGGAACGCCTACGGAGTCAGCGCCGGGAACTGGAGGAGGACCGCCGGGGTGAGGAACAGCTGGAAACATTAAGGGAACAGATCCAGGAGCTGACCTCTGCGCTGGAATACGGCAATCTGACACAGGCGGGTTATGACCGCCTGAAAGAGTGCAAGGAGGAAATCCGGGAACTGGAGGCTAAGATCGAAGCGAATCAGACTACGGCTGGATGGACGGAGGCGGAGTTTAACGCCCAGATCGAAAATACCAGAAGCCAGATCACAGAACTCAGGGAGAAGATCTCAGATGCAATCATCTACATCAGCAAGCGCACAGAACTGACCTTTGCCCCTCTAAAGCTGAACCGGGTGGCCATTTCCCTCTACGACATTGTAAAAAGCACAGGAGAGCGCAAGGACGCCTTCCGTTTTACCTACCAGGCGGAGGGCTGTACGAAGGGCCGCCTCTATAAGTGCCTCTCCCACTCGGAACGGCTGCGGGCCGGCATGGAGGTGTCCGAGATGGTGAAGCGGCTGACCGGGCGGAATTACCCGGTATTTGCGGATGACATGGAATCCATTGAGGATTTGTCAAACGTAAAGCCTACCGGGCAGGTCATCATGGCCAGGGTTGTTCCCCATGCGCCCCTCTCCGTCCAACCGCTCCAGCCCATCCAGGCATCTGCTCAGGCACAGGCGGCATGAGCCGCATGGGGCGCCTGACACACGGGCATGACCTATGAGAAACTTCCGATCGTGGACGCGGCCAGACGGTGCGGGCTGATGCTGGACGCCCGGACGCTGCGGCGCGAGGAGGTCGAGGCGGCCTGCCCCTTTTGCGGCGACCACGGGCCAGGGAAATACCATTTAAGTCTCAACACCAGCACCGACCAATACCGCTGCAACCTCTGCGGCGCCCGCGGTAACAGTGTCACGCTGTACGCAAGGCTGCATGGGATCGGCAATAAAGAGGCGTACCGGGCGCTGGCGGAGGGCTCAAAAATCTATCCGATGCCGCATCCGCCGGCGTCCCCAAAAACAGAGCGGCAGCCACTTGCGCTTGCGCAGCGGCACGCCGCCTACACCACAATGCTGGAGCACCTCGTACTGCTGGACAAGCACAGGGAGAACCTGCTGGAACGGGGGCTCTCAGAGGAACGCATCCAGCAAAACCAATACCGCAGCATGCCGGAAACGGAACAGGGGAGGCGGCTTCTCGCCGCCCTCCTCCGCTCCGACGGACAGGAGCTTCAGGGGCTCCCCGGCTTCCGTACCCGCTATGGAGAGTGGACGCTCAGCGGTCCCAAAGGTTTTTTGATCCCGGTACGTGACAGGGACGGTCTCATTCAAGGGCTCAAAATCCGTCTGGACGACACCGGCAAGCCGGACCGAAAGTACCGCTGGCTATCCACACGGGGCGCCCCCAACGGAACCCGGAGCTATTCCTGGGTCCATGTGACAGGGGATACCAGTCGGAAACGGGCCTATCTGACCGAAGGGCCGCTCAAGGGGGATGTGGCGTCTTTCCTGGGGAGCGACGCGCTCTTCGTGTGCATTGGCGGCGTCAACGCCATCGGCGGCCTTCGGAAAACGCTGGAGGGTCTGAAGGTCAGGGAGGTCGTGGAGGCCATGGATTCAGACCAGATGACCAATCCTCACGTGAGAGGCGCGGTTCTCGCCATGCGGAAGGAGGTACAGCGTATCCCCGGCATCCGCTATTATAAATACACCTGGGACCCAGCTTACAAGGGTGTGGACGACTATCTTCTCAGCCGCACGGCGATGAGATAAATATGAGCTAACTTCCGATTCAGGAGAACGGACTCATTTTGAAGTAGCCCTGCGGCTCAACGAGGAGGAAAAGAGCTTGCCACTGCTGTCCTACAGCCATTGTATCACGGGCATCTCATAGCCTGCTGATACCTGATTTTATTGACTTTTTATTTAGTATACAAGGAGGATATCCATGTTGAACGAAAATACTCTGGTAAAGGTGACTGCGTCGGAGGACCGCATTTCCTTCCGGACAGTCAGCCGAAGCTATAAATCCCCGCATCGCTTTGTAATTCTGCGCAGCGCCCTGAAACGGTTGGCCGATGAAAGCTGTATGGTATCCGATCTCAGCTCCTTTGCCAGTCTTTGGCATGTTCAAGAGACCAACGATCTGCACATCTGCTTCTCATGGCTCTCCGATCACAACGGCACGTTAAGCGGACGGAAAGAGCTGATACGGCTCCCGTTTTGTGAAACGATGCGCTTTCTCCACGACAGCATTTCCCCCGACGGCCCGAAAGAGCGGGCGTTTCTGTCTTTCGGTCGGCTCGCAGACCCCTGGTTACATTTTGACGCGCCGAACAATTTGAAAAATGTCCTGGCGGTTCCGTTGCTGCGCCGGAGGCTAGTTCGCTTTTTGCGCGATCATTTTCACTGGAGGAATGGAGGCGAAGTTCGATTTTTCGATGACTGTGATCCGTTCAGCTTCACCTTCCGGGAGTATCTGCCAGGAAGAACGGGTCTGTGCGGCGGCGTCATCCTGCACAGAGAAGAAGAACTGAAAAACGCGTACTACTCTTTGCACACATAACCGTTAACAGACAAACCATAATCATCAACTTTGAAAGGGGCAATCAGCTTTATGGGAAACCTGTTTCATATGAACGACTTTGTGGCCGCATCCCAGGGAGACGCCCAGAATATGCTGGGGAAGTTCCTCTACTTTTCCCTGTCAAACCTGCTGGTGGAAAAGGCGCAGCTCTCCGAACTGTGCGAGAGCATGGGTATCTCCTATTCCGGCGGCACCCGGCTTTCGGTGGCTGACGCCTTCCGCTCCGCCACCGGGGACATCAAGGAGCGCAAGCCCGTCACGGTTGCCGGCGAGACAAACATTTACCTCGTCTATTGCCGGGACAACAAGCACACGGCGGATGCGCTCTCACGGGAATTGGTGAAGGAGACGCTGAACCAGAAGACCAACCGCTATGAGAAGCTGGCCAACATCACCTGCGACCGGAAGGATGGGCAGATCTACTGTACCAACATCGTAATGGACCCGGATATTGACGTGCAGGCCCGCTGCCGTCAGGCGGAGGAGCTGTTCGAGCTCTATCAGCGGTGCGCCAACCGCAAGCAGATCGAGACCATCTGTGCAAACTTCCTTCGGGAAATGGAGGCCACCAAATTGAGCATCAACGGACACCTGTACTTTGTTCCCAGAAGTCACATGGAGAAGGTGGATATCTTCGAGGATTTCATCGGGCTTCTGGGGGGCATGAACCGGAACAATACCCCTCTTGTCGTCAACAGCTTTTACATCATTGACGACGAAAAACAGCGCAGCAAGATGGCTGAGGAGTTCTACAATGCGGTCAAAAAGGAGATCACCGAGTATCAGGAGCGGTGCGACTACTTCATCAAGAGCAACTGTCAGAGCCCGGCCGTGATGGAACGCTGGGTTTTGAAGGTGCGCGGCCTGGAGGAGCGCAAGCGTCACTATGAGGAGATCCTCCGCCGGGAGTTGGATGGGCTGGCTGAGGAGTTCTCTACGCTGAAGCTGCTCTCACAGGAGCTTCAGGTGAGGGCGAATGCCATCCACTTTCAAAAGGCAGCCTAAAAATCAAAGAGCTTAGATTGCATTGGGGGCTGGGCCATTATGGCCAGCCCCCTGCGCTTACATGGAGGGAAACTGATAATGAAGCATATTTCAATCACATATCACATGAGCCGGGAAGGCGAAATCGCGGAAACCTGCATCATCCTCCCTATGGAGGACCAGATCGCCTCCGATATTCTGGAGCATCAGGAGGAAAGTCGGCACGTCAGGGAGGACGGCTGCGGTACCATCGCAGTCAGGACCATTTTGACATGTCTTGCGGAATTGCAGGGCTATACGGATGCCAGCTTCTGCATGGCCACGGAGGTAGACTTATGGTAGAGACTGAGCTTCCCTGGACTTCGGAAAAGCGTGTGGTGTAGTTAAAGGGGGGCGGAACAAAGATGAAGCTATACCGTTTTGAACTCGCCTTTATGGGCGAAATGCAGAATGTCGGCTTTCTGCATGGGCTGAACGATATTGGCCTTGATGCTGAAACCGAACGTCAAATGCTGGCCCCATTCGATAAACTCCCACGCAAATTCCTCGGGAGCAGTGCAAACGTTTCCTTCTGGTTTACGATGGATGGGCTTCATAGATATTTGCCTGCCATTCAGATGTTGGAGAAGGAAATAGAGCCGGTTGGCTGGAACCTTTTATGTGCAACTATGGATATATCCAAAAATGAGCTGACAGTGGCTAAATATCAGGATTCAGAGCAGATTGCGTTTCCAAAAGAGTTTGTGCGAACCCAACCAATAGAGTTTCAGGAGATATCAGACTTTAGCGAAAGACTATAGAGTATTCTTATGGAGGGATCAAATGGTTATGGAGCGTTTCAAGAAAGCAACCAATATCCGGTGCAATACGGAGTATAAGGGAGGCCTGGATAAATTACCATCTGAGGCGGAGATATTCACCTCAGAGACATTCCGCTATGAGACTGCAAAGCCTGGAGACTATGTTGTGGAAGCGGTGGTGGACGAAGCGATAAATTGTTTGCCTCCGGCCTTCCTCTCAAGTGCATGCGCACAGATGGGGTGCCCCTATAGTCATCGGGAGGACCCGAAAACCGGCCGGTGGCGTGCGACCTACGCTACTTTCAAGCGATGCCCCGATGTACCTGGCATCTGGGAATACTGTGGGCATTGCTTTCAGGGCGAGACGGTGGAACGCGGCCAGGAGCCGATCTGCTGCTGAAAGACTTGTGCTTTGAAATATGGGGAGACAAAGCTATGCTGGCACCTGTTTTTATGAGGAGAAAATAACGTAAAAAAGGGGATGTCCGCCGGACATCCCCCCTTCTGTAAAATAGAAAAGACTATTTCTAGAATTGCGATTTTTATGAAGGCCCAGTACCCCAGTTCATACAAACTGGGGTACTGGGCCTTTTTGTGGTTTGACCACATATTAGACAGCAACAGATTACGGCGAAACAGTATATTTCGCGCTGCGCTGCATTAGCGGTGTCAAATTATGGAGGAAACAGTCGTTAAGTTGAAAAAATAAAGAAGAAATTATTACATTTCCCATATAAATATGCGCTATTGTTTTCTTGGCGGATTCGATCCTTTTTTACATCTTTAGAAAGACTGCTCATAATTTCAGCAAATTGCTTTCACTTATAAAAGTGTGATCTTCTTTAAGCCCAATAGATAGAAGCAGGAAAAGGAGAAAGCGAGGGAAATTATGAAGGAAATGCAGGACAAAATCGTGAAACTGTTGGAAGGGTATACCTTTCGGGAAAAGAAAATCGCGTTGCTGCGCCATGAATGGTACCGCCCAAATCAGGTGACGCCCGAGGAAATGCTGGAGGCAATGGCCTATTCCAGAAATACAGACGGCGGTGCGCCGGTCTGCGGGCATATCTCGGACAAGACCTATCATATCGCTTTGAACTATGAGGATCAGGCTGCGCGTCAGAACCGTGAACAGATTGAGAACATCTCAACCGATTTGGAGCGGCTGGAACGGGTCCAATATCGTCTGGGCTATTGTGTGTCTCAGCTCCCCAAGCCGCTGTCAACGATCATACAGGAATTATATATCAGGGGAAAGGAGCGGAAAGATATCATTCTGGAACTCGGCCTGAGTGAGAGCACATTCCGAAGGTACCGCCAGAAAGCAATCGAAGATCTGGCTGAGATGTACCTGGCACTGCAAAGCGCCGGCGTTGTACTGGAGTGGGACGACTGAATTTTGAACGCGGACTGACCGCTGAGTGGCGAAAAATGAAATAATTTTGGACTTCCATTGAAAGATATTCATGTGTTATAATTAAGCTACCAAAAGAGGATGTTTCGGAGGCCGGTGTGCTTCTGAAACATCTTCTTTTGGTATCATCAGACTGTCAAAAAAGAGTGCTCTCCGGGTGTATTTCCGGGGGGCATTTCCTTTTATTCAGGAGATGGCCGTCATAGCCGGCTGCTCCGCTTCATATTATCAAATACATATGGGACAAGGAGGAGATTACCATGCGGGACGGGAAAATCTCAACGGAAGAATATCAAAAGTTAAAAGACATGGACATTCGGGAGATTGACCCGGCCTCGGCTGCGGATATCCGCGGCATCACGGTGAATCCCGACCTCCCGCCCGCCGAGCGCCTGTTGGATGTGGCGCGGCAGATGAATGGGAATCCCTTCGTCTACCGCTGCGGCGATCTTTTGGTTAAGACCAGCTTTACCGGCACGGCCTCCCTCCAGTCCGTTCTGGAGGAGTGCCTGGAAAAATTATGAGGCGGCCGCCATGCGGGACAATCCAGTTGCGCCCGGCTTCACGGGCAGCCTGATTTTTCATGAAGACGGTTCCGTAACGGCCCGGTATGGCTATGACCGTGCGGTACGCCTTCTTTATGAATATGAACGCTCCAGTGTCGCGCCGGAGGATGCCGAAACAGGCCGGCGCGGGACTTCCTGGGAGCGATATACCATGAAAACGCCAAACGGCGATATTTGCGCCCGGCGCGGCTGGGAGTGTGTGCTGGGCCGCCTGTTCTGCTATGAGCGGTCAAAACTGACGCCGGAGCAGTGGCGGGAACGATACGGCACGGTGGAGGAGAACGCTGTGCAGCCATTCTAAAGGACAACGCCGCCAAAACTCGCGCTTTACATGGAGCGGAAAAGATGATATAGTAAATGCGGACTAAATCAGAATAAGGATTTTTGCTTCATGATCTTTTCTGGCTTATGACCGCATTTGCGGAATCAGTCAGGAGGTATTTTCATGGAGCTTTTTTATTGCTATGCCTACGGCCGGCTCTCGAAAGAGGACGGCGATAAAATAGAGAGCGACAGCATCAAAAACCAACGGGATCTGATCCACAGCTATATCGGACAGCACCCGGAGTTGAAGCTGGTGATGGAGGGCTATGATGACGGCTACACCGGCACCAACTTCGAGCGGCCCTATTTCAAGGAGATGCTGGAGGCGGTCAAAGAACAGAAGGTCAACTGTGTCATTGTCAAAGACCTCTCCCGCTTTGGCAGGGAATACATCGAGGCGGGCCGGTATATTGAAAAACTGTTCCCAGCCCTGGGCGTGCGCTTTATCGCCATCAACGACGGTTATGATACCGCCTATCTGGACGCCTCCAGCAGCCTGATCCTGCCCTTCAAAAATCTGATCAATGACTCCTACTGCCGGGACACGTCCATCAAGGTACGCAGCCATTTTGACGTCAAGCGGCGCAACGGAGAGTTCATCGGCTCCTTCGCCGCCTACGGCTATTCCAAAGATCCGAAAGATAAAAACAGATTGGTGGTGGATCCCGAGGCCGCCGACGTGGTGCGGGAGATTTTTGCCCGGCGGATATCCGGCATGAGCTGCCAGGCCATCGCCGATGAACTTAACACCCTGGGAGTCCCCTCTCCTATGGAGTACAAGCGGAGCAGGGGCATGAAGTATAAATCCGGCTATCGTGTCCACAATAAAACCAGGTGGTCGGCCACGGCCGTGCGGCGCATTCTGCAAAATGAGGTCTATCTCGGTGTCATGGAGCAGGGAAAGCGTACCACGCCCAACTATAAGGTCAAAACCGTCGTTTACAGGCCGCCTGAAGAGTGGATGCGCGTAGAGGATACCCATGAGGCCATCATCAGCCGGGAGGACTTTGACCTCGCGGCCCGCCTGATGCGGACGGATACCCGCACAGCCCCCGGGAAAAAGGCGGTGCATCCGTTCGCGGGGCTTCTCTGCTGCGGGGACTGCAAGGGCGGCATGGTGCGCAAGACCACCTATTATGACGGCAAAACCTACCACTATTATGGCTGTATCACCCATCGCTCCGATACCGCTGCCTGTTCGCCCCACACCATCAGCGAGGCCAAGCTGGAGCAGGCCGTGCTGGAGGGGGTTAATCTCCATATCCGCACCGTGATAGAGCTGAACGGGGCGCTGGAAGCCATTGCCCGCCGGCCGTTGCAGAAGGTTGCGGCGGAGAAGCTGGACAAACGGCTGGAGGCGCTGCGCCAGGAGCTGGTCACAAAGCAGGACATCCGGGACTCCCTCTATCGGCGCTATGCCTCTGGAGAAGTTTCCAGGGCTGACTTTCACGAGTTCAAGCGCATTTTTACCCGCGATTGCGAGGAGGTTGAGCGGGCCATTGAGGCCCAGCAGCAGGAACTTGACCGGATGCTGGAGAGCTGTACCCCGGACAGTCCATGGATTCAGCACTTCAAGCAGTTTGGACAGTTGGAAACGCTGAATCGGGAGGTCCTGGTACGCCTGGTGGAGCGGATTCTGGTCTACGAGGGCGGGCGCATTGAGATCGTGTTCCGTTACCAGGAGCAGTTTGCCAACGCTATGATCTTCGCATCGGAAGAAACGGCCCGTCAGCCGCTGAGAGAGGCGGTGTAAGCGATGGCGAGAAAGTCACGCAAGGACCTGATCCGCGCGGAAAACAGCGGGCAGACCGCTGCGGCCGTACAGTCCAAGCCGTGCCCTGAGCCTGCTCCAACTTATTTGGCTGTAGGGTATGCCCGACTGTCCATCTTTGAAACAAGGGACCGCGCCGACAGCGAGGCGCTGCAGAACCAAAAGGAGCTGCTCCGGCAGTACATAGCGAACGCTCCAGGATTGCAGCTCGTAGGCATTTTTGAAGATAACGGACAAACCGGCACCAACTTTGACCGGGCCGGTTTTGAGACAATGATGGAGACTGTCCGAAGCGGCAAGGCCAACTGTATTGTAGTGAAGGACCTCTCGCGCTTTGGCAGGGACTATGTAGAGGCCGGCAATTACCTGGAGCACATTTTCCCGTTCATGGGCGTGCGCTTCATCTCCATCTCGGATGGCTACGACAGCGCCGACGCCACGACCGCCGATTGTCTGACCGTAGCGCTAAAAAATATGGTCAATCAAATGTATTCCAAGGATATTTCCCGAAAATCTGGTTCGGTGCTGCGGGAAAAGATGCGGCGCGGAGAGTTTATCGGCGCATTTGCATCCTATGGATATAGGAAAGATCCGGTGGATGGACACCGTATTATTATCGACCCGGAGGCTGCCGGAGTGGTACGCGAGATCTTCCGGCGTAAGCTGGAGGGCCAGGGCGACACCGCCATTACCCGCTGGCTGAATGCGACCGGAGTACCCTCTCCCGGCTGCTACCGCTACCAGAAGGGCATCATCCTGGATAAACGCTTTGCCCGGTATAAGCCGTGGCTGGTCCAGTCCGTCAAGGATATTCTGCGCAATGAGGTCTATTTGGGCCATATGGTGCAGGGGCGGCGGCGTTCGGAGTTTTACGCCGGGCGGCCGGACAAGCGGCTGCCGCGGGATGAGTGGACAGTCGTGGAAAACACCCATGAGCCAATTATCAGCCGGGGGGATTTCAACGCGGTACAGGCCATATGCGCGGAGAGAAACACCGCCTACCACGCGCGGCTCGGGAAATATGACCACCTGGGAAAGCGTGAGAATATTCTCAAGGGCTTGGTCTATTGTTCTGACTGTGGACGGACTATGGTGCGCTACAAGCAGGTCTCTCATGGCAAGAACGTGTCCTATTACTATCTTTGTCCCAGCTATGCCGCCATGCTGGAAAAGAGCGGGTGCAGCTACAAGTTTCTGCCGGAGGATCTTCTGCTGGATTCGTTGGAACAGGTCATTCAGAAGGAGATCGAACAGGCCGTGGATATGACTGCTTTGGCAAAACGTTTGTCAGCGAGAGCGTCCAGTAAAGCGGATCAGGGCGCGTTGATGTTGAAAAAATTAAATGCGCAGCTTGAGCGTGTAGAGGGAACACGCAGGAACGCTATGCGGGACTACCTCGGCGGACAGATGGCTCAGGCGGACTATGAACTGCTGAAGGAGTGCTGCATGGGAGAAGCGGAGGAATTGAAGAAGCAGATATTTGACCTGCGGGAGCAGCAGCGGTACCGGTCGGAAACCCTGACGGAGAAAAATCCGTGGCTCGCCGCGTTTGGAGGGCTGGGCCGCCCCTTCCATCTGACAAAGGAGCTGGCCGCTTCCCTGATTGAGCGCGTCACCATCTATGGGAATAACCGGGTGGAAATCCTTCTCCGCTTTCATGATGAACGTGAACAACTGCTGGCCGCAGTGGGAGAGGAGGATGCTGTATGATGATTGCGAAATACATCCGGCTGTCCTCTGCCGATGAGGACGCCCGGTATGGTGATAAACCGGAGAGCAACAGTGTAACCCATCAGCGTATGCTCTTAAACCGCTATCTGGAGACGCATCCGGAGTTTGAAGAATATCAGGTCTTGGAGTTTCAGGATGATGGACGCAGCGGCACCAACTTTGAACGGCCCGGGATCAAGGCGATGCTGGAGATGGTGCGCCGTCGGGAAATTGACTGCGTCATCGTCAAGGATTTTTCGCGCTTTGGCCGTAACTATGTGGAGGTGGGCAACTATCTGGAGCAGGTATTCCCCTTCCTCGGTGTCCGTTTCATTTCTGTCAACGACGGCTACGACAGCAAAGACTATCCTTATGGCGTGGCAGGCGACATCAACAACGGCTTGCGGAATCTGATTAACGAACTCTACAGCCGGGATCTCTCGCAAAAGGTTAAAGACTCGTACCGGCAGTACACCAAACGTGGTCAATGCGTTTCTGCCTACCCCATTTACGGCTATGTTAAATCACCGGCGGATCGCCGGCTGCTGATTCCGGACCCGGAAGCGGCGGATATTGTCCGGCGCATATTTGAACGCTGCAATGCCGGAGAGGGGCCGACGCAGATTGCTTCGGGATTAAATCGGGATGGGGTTCCCACTCCTTCCCAAAGAAAGCGTGACCTCGGCTCGAAGCGGCAGCTATGGAACTCCGCAAGGCTTCAGAACGAATGGAGTGATAAGGCTATTACGCGTATCCTCCGCGACGAAAGGTATACCGGCAAGCTGATTGGCATTAAGACGACCCGCACGGAACTGGGCAATCAAAAATCATCCAGGAAGCAGTCTGAAGAGGACTGGATCGTAGTGCCCGGCACATTTGAGGCTATCGTTTCACAGGAGACATTTGACGAAGCGCAAAGGCAGCTTGAGACGCTGCGGCGGCATTCGAGTAAGCGGGAAACAAACACCCCTGTGGTCCATCTGTTTTCACGTAAGCTCAAATGCGGGCACTGTGGCCTCGCTCTCGGCAGACACGTGGTAGACCTCGGCGTTTACTACCACTGTGAAAGGCGAGCCTGGAACAGCGGAGCCGCCTGTCTGGGCGCCCGGCTTTTCGAGGATGATTTGATCCGCACGGTGCTGGCTTCGATCCGTTTTCAGGCGAGGCTTGCGGGGAAAGCAGAAAAACGGCTGGATAAACTGGAGAACGCCGAACGTAGGGAACGGGAATCGCTCTGGGAGCAGCGGCGGCGCATTCAAATGAAACTGGATCATCTGACAACGCAGAAGGCGGAGGCTTTCCTGTTGTTCAACCAAGGGGATTTGACCCAGAAAACCTATGATGCAAAGTGCGCCAAACTGGATAAGACAATACTTGAGCAGCGTACAAAGCTGCTGGACATGAGTGGGACGCAGACCGGCACACAGGATGGCGCCGTGCTGCATTGCAGGGAGGATATTGCCAGATTAAAAGAACTAAGTCATCTGCGCACACTCAACAGGCAGACGGTAGAGAAGCTGATCCAGAGCATACGGGTATATGATGGGAAACGGATTGAGATTGTCTGGAATTTTAGTGATAGTTATATGAAGCTGCTTACTGGGGAGGAACAAAATCATGAGGGATAAGAAAAATAGACTCCGTGTAGCAATCTATATGAGGGTGGCGCAGAAGGAACAATGCGAAGAAGCCGTGACGGCTATGAAAAGCCAGGAGGCGGTACTTGAGCAGATCACGCAGAATAGCGGCAATGTAATTGTTGGGCGCTTTGAGGATTACGGAAGCGGGATAGATTACAGAAGGCCTGGGCTTTGCGCCGCACTGGAAATGGTAAAGAGCGGACAAGCCGACGCCCTTTTGATGAAAAACGAGAACCGCTTGGGAAGGAATGTAAGCGAAAACTTACGTCTGGTCGCAGCTCTGCGTAAGACTGGAAGAAGAATCTTTTTTGCAGACAATTTGATTTGGTAACGAGTGAACGAGAGAGGCGTCCCTGCCTCTCTCGTTCAGCATATTTATTTTTGGTCTATCGTGAACACAGGAGGGCTCCAGTGTTTAGGATAGACTAAAAAAGATCGGTGTTTTTCTGGCGCTGAGAAAAAGTCGAATAATCTTTCTGTTTTCTCTTGACACTTTCGGACGAGGGCCTGTCAGGCACCACCCTCCGCCGGCCCAGATTCGCCGAGCTGCTCCGGCTGGCCCGGTCGGGGGCGGTGGATCTGATTCTCACCAAGGAGGTGTCCCGCTTCGCCCGCAACACGGTGGACGCCCTCCAGGTGACCCGGCGGCTGAGGGAACAGGGGGTGGGGGTAATTTTCCTCAGCGACGGCATTGACACCCGGGACAACGACGGGGAGTTCCGCCTTACCATCATGGCCAGCGTGGCCCAGGAGGAGAGCCGTAAGATCTCCGAGCGCACCCGCTGGGGGCAGCTCCAGGCCATGCGGCGGGGGGTGGCCTTCGGCAACGACACGGTGTACGGCTATGCGCTGCGGGGCGGGGCGCTCACCATCCGGCCGGAGCAGGCGGAGGTGGTGCGGGAGGTGTACCGCAAGTGTCTGGAGGAGGGTAAAGGGGCCCACACCATTGCCCGGGAGCTCACCGAGGCGGGGGTGGCCCCGCCCCTCCGGGCGGACGGGGCGTGGTCGGCCGCCATGATACTGCGGCTGCTCCACAACGAGAAGTATTGCGGTGACCTGCTCCAGAAGAAGTACCGCACCGTGGACCATCTGACCCACCGGAAGGTGGTCAACCGCGGGGCGGAGGAGCAGTTCCGCCTGGAAAACCACCACCCGGCCATTGTCAGCCGGGCCCAGTTTGCCGCCGTCCAGGCCGAGCTGGCCCGGCGCGCGGGGTTGGCGGGGGAGAGGAGCCGCTTTTCCGCCCGCTACTGGTATTCCGGCAAGCTGGTGTGTGGGGCGTGCGGCGGGCGCCTCACCGCCAAGCGCACCCGGCGTCCCGATGGGCGGGAGTACCTGCGCTTCGTTTGCCGGGGACGGGGAACGGGATGCGCCATGAGGGCGGTACCGGGAGACGTGCTGACCGCCTGTGTCCGCCACGTGCTGGGCGAGGTGGGACTGCCTCTGGGGGCGAT